CTATCTGATTCTGTAGTCCTTGCTTGTAGGCTTGAGGGCTGTCATCAGATATCAGCCACATTACAGGAGCCAGATTTTTATTACGCAACCTATTAAGACGATCACGCCAAGCAACTCTATTAACACTGCTTACCTCTTTAAACGAAGAGTCATAACTTCTAGCCATTACATCAGCGTGTGTATCACCGTTAGCGTTTAACTTCTCTATAACTACATCACGCCAGTGATTGCTTGTCTCATCTGACAGCCAGTTTAATGTACTGTACTTGTCTCTCTCTATTAGGAATGTAGACTTGTAGTCTGCATACAGATTAGAGTTTAGTCCAACTGCCCCCAATGTAAGCATAAATGCCAATACCGCCACCGGGATTCCAATTCGTACCATCCGCATATCTTATATCACCATCTCTAGGTTTACCCCTATCAGAATCAATTGTAGTATCTTTGGGGTCTCTGTTAGTTTGCTCTAATCGCATTACATCAAGGTTAAAGATAATATCAGATAACCTGTTTAATTCGTTAAACAAGTAATCAGACAAGTTATCATTGTTTACTGGAGCAGGGTTAGGAGTCCATCTGTTTAATGACTTAATGTTTTTAACTGGAGCATTAGCCATAACTTCTCAACCCTCTCAAACCACGTTGCTGTACCTCAAACGCTACACCATGTAGTTTCCAATCCATGTCCGTAGTAGACTCTACTTTGATCCCAAAATATTTACCGCTTACACGACACGATACTTTAGACTGAGTGTTAGGATTAAACAATACTGGGCCTTCCCATGTAATGCCCTGCTCAGTACTTATCTGTCTACCAATATACACGTTAACAGAGTTGTCACCACTAACCTCAATCTGAGGGTACACAGCAGATACAAACTTAACTGCTTGCGGGTCATTTAAGTCAAGACCTGTACGCTCAACAAAAGATGTCATGTTAGTACCGTCTTTGGTATTACCAAAACTATCACGAAATATCTTGGTGTTAGATACATCACAAAATACTAAGTTCTTTTTAACGTTATCGTAGTTACGATCACCCCATGTGCCTGTACCAATATCCCAATACTCCGAACTAGCATCCCATGTAGCGCCAACAGTAATATCTATAATTCCGTTATTAATGTGAGAAGTATCTGGTAAGTCTCTAAACGAAAACGTGTTGTCTTTCCAGTTCCATATGAGAGCCTTGTTAACTACATCGCTACCAGAACTAGGAAAGCAAGCAAGCATTTCATTACGAACATAGTCTGCGGCAACAAAACACTTTTCATAGTTGTTGCCAGACAAGTCTTCAAACATTGCTCTGCGTACTTTGTTAGGCAGTAAAGGAGTTACAGTCTGACCATTACAGATATAGCAATCACTGTTTCCTATAAAGAAATGACCACCATCAAACTCTTTGATAGCCTCTTTAGATAATGCGCCAACAGTAGGGCTAAGAAGTTTAAATGAAAATATGTAGGGGGTTCCCACATAATTCATTATATAAATAGAATCTTCTTTATAGATTAAGAATGAGTCACCTAACGGTAATCCGTCTACAATATCTCCGGGCGTATCAGATAGTTCATACTCACCTGCATCTAGCGTGGCATCAGTCTCATCCCATGTGGAAGGAGCGGCACCAAATGAAGCCTCAGTAGACCACTTAACTAATCGTGGTTCTTGATTAGCCCTATTCCAATTTAAGCCAACAAGGAATGTCCTAAACGATCTAATAGACTTGCATGACGCTCCAGTAGGCCAGTTCTGTAGTTCTCTAAATGGAGTAGCAGTACTAGGTATGCCCCCAGACAAAGGCCACATTTGAGGCGCATCAAATCCGTTAGTAGCAACCACAAGACCATTAAGATTAGTAGCAGTCCATCTACGGCTAGAAGTGTTTGCGCCGTAATCTTTGTCAACTGTATAAGTGCTTCCAGAAGGATAGACAATAGCATTATCAGGATGATGGTTTAAATTATTAGGAGATAATGTAATTATTCCAGTTGCTACATCTCTTGCAGAATATGTTACCTCTTCATATTTATTGCCAGAGTTAACGTCTTGATCGGAAGTAATATCAGTACCAATTCTAAGGGTTCCTGTGGCGGGTAAAGCACTTAATGCCGCTCCAGTATCTACTGTAATACTTCCTGAGTTATGATTAACCGCACCGTTAAGCGTTAAAGTTAATTGTTGTGTAACATCAATCCATGTGGTACCTGTGTACACTGCAATGTCTGTAGCACCATAGGCTATCCAGTAATACAGTCCTGATATAGTTAGATATGGGTGTATGTAGTAAGGAGCAAACGGACAAGTAGCCATTACTTCCTTGTAACCTGCGACTTTTTTTACGCCGTTATCAAGGAATCTTACGTTGTTTCCGTCAGACCATGCACCCTGTGGAAGATTATAAGGAGGTGTATCCTTTATAATTCCTATAGAGCCTACGTTATCAAAAGGTATTAATGGCATTTACATACCTACTGGTAAATACCAACCGTTGGTGAATGGCTCGCATCTAATACCTGCCGATCCACCATTTTTAATAATATAAATTTGCATAGTTGTCGAATTTGTTTTGTAACAAGCAATTCGTTTATTTCCAGAAACGTGTTCATCTGTTGTTGATGTGCCGCCACCCTCTACAGTTCCTAACAAATGACCAGACCCTTCTCCCGCAGAAACATTAAAAGTAGCGCTATTAGTATCACCCCCGTCTGCATAAAGTTTAAAAGTAAACTCTCCAAAAATTGTACCTCTATTACCAACAGAGCCAAGAGGCGGCACAGTTACATTAACGTAATTAGTAGAAGTAACAGCAGAATGACCTATATCGTCTTGGTATTCAATATGATCCGATCCATCATGGTAAAAATTAAATATTGAGCCGCCAGAAACATACACGCATAAAATGCAACGGTCATTGCCATTGTACCAGCCATGCTTTGATTCATCATAAGTAGGCGCTGTACCACTTTCTAAAATTCCAGAAGCGGTTACGGTAGTTCCAGTAATAGCAGAGTAATCAAGATAAATATATCTCCATCCGTCTGTACCACTTAACCCTTTGTCAAGGTAAGAATCCCAAGATACATTTTTTCCTTTTGCATCAAGATCATAAATACCTGAATGAATTCTTAAGGTAGTTGATCCTACCTTTTCAAATCTTGATCTATGCAATTCACCTTTTCGGCGAGTTAACGCATCAACATCTAAATCTACCCACTGGGTAGCAGTAGCGCCAGAGTTTACTTGTAAATATTTGTCACCATTACCAGAAATATTTGGAATAATAGGAGCATTATTTGTGGAAGGAAATGAGTTTTGCAGTACAGATTTAATTAGACGAACATGGTCATCTCCTTGCGATATAGCATCAGTTCCCAAAGGGTTAGTGCTAACTAAATCTTTAATGTACGTTCCTGATTCTAATGCCATACTATACTCCTGATAATAACGCTTTTATTTCTGCTTTTGTTAATTTGTTTGTCCGTTTTTATTTCGCTCATAATTCACTTACTAATGTCGTAAGAGATTCAACGTCAGCAATCGCATCAATGTTTGTTTGAATCGTGGCGTACTTATCTCTGATTGCTTGCCTTGATGCCTCTGCTTCTGTTTCGTTAGCGTCAGGAATCTGTTTCATAATGATTTCATCGTATGGTGCAAACTCTTCAGCACGTTTAGCACGTCGAATGTCGTGGGCAATACCTTTAGCCTTGTCAATGTTAATAACAATCATTCGGCATACTCCCATGCGTTGCGAAATGTGCGATTAGATGGAACGTCAGCCTCATCAATAATTTGATAAGCCTTACCATCAGGCACATCTTTAGCGGCTAGTTCTTCGATGGTGTGGTTTGAAAGATATTCAGCAGAAGGAACAATTACTGCCACACCGCCGTCATCTGTTGGGTAAATTATTCTTTTCATGTTAATTACCTAAAAATTGCAACAGCAACATGAAGTTGATCTTCATTTGTGCCCCCGCTATGAACGTAAGTACATCTAAGTTCACATGATGTTGTTAAATAAGTTCCAGTTGGAGTTGCTACTCTTCCCCAATTTGTGGCGTTGGCAAATTTTGCAGAACCAAAAAACGCATAATCTTCATCTGGCATAGCAGTGTCGAAATTAACTGCGTATTGTCCAGTACCATTGTCAGTAATGCTTGAAACATTTCCACTCTCACGAATTGCCACAGTGCCAGTACCATTAAAATTGACCCAAGCCCTACACCCATATGCCGTAGCGGTTGAGCCATAGCCTGAGTTAAACTGAAGGTTGTCATTTGCATCCACGTTTACCGTATCGTCTGTTGCCGATGCGTTAGATGCGTAAGCGGGTGAACCAAAACCAGAACTGCTACCGTTGTTTGTTATAATTCCACCACTGTCAATTGTCAGCGTTCCACCACTAGGGATCGTTAGCCCACTGTCCTTGATTGTTACCCCATCGACCGCAACGCCATTTGCCGCAGTGCGTTCGGAAATCGTGTCAACTTTTAATTCACTCATTTCGGATGCGCCTCCTTAACGGCTTCGATTGCATCAAGCCAAGTGCGTGAGCCTTCTGTTTGGTCGTGAAACATCATGTCCATTTGTTCTTGCCAAGATGGGTATGCTTCGGCTCTTGCCCTTGCGTATGCCTGAGAATCGTATTCGGCTTGCAGTCTTGCGACCTCTGCTTCGTAATCTGATTGAACAACAGGAACTAGGTTGCCGTCTTTGTCCATTGGCCCTGCGCCGTCATCAATAGAAACGACGTTAGGATATAAATTATAAATTGCTTTATGGTTCATCCTGCTATCTCTATTAAAGTTATTGTTGATACAGAGCCAGAACCAACAGAGGTTGTTGAATAACTTGATGATCTATTTACATAAAAAGTTCCTGTGTCAGTAAATCCTTGAACTTTATAAGTTGTTGATGATGTTGTTGATGGGGAATCTAGAAAACTCATACCAACGTAATATCCTCTATCTCCATTTATTCCTGTAAATTGCGCCGCTTGTGTAGTTGACTGCCCATGACTTGTTACAAAATCTCCAATAGCAATGTCAGTAGACCCTCTAACTAATTTATATACCGCTAAAGAACTTGCGCCACCAGTAATATCAAACCTTACTAATATTTTATTTGTAGCACTTGTTGGAGTAATAGAAGCAGAAAACCCAGTAATGTCTACATAAGAAGTTGAAGTAGAACTAAAAATATCAGTCTTTACCGTCTGAACAACTTGCAACACCTTTCCTGTTGTTAATCCCGATACAGTTGCGCCTGTTGTATCAAGAGTAGCACCCGATGCAATGTCGAGTGTCGTGCCTGATGGAATTGTAAACGTATCTCCCGAATCTCCAAATTGGAAAGCCGTACCTGTAGCGGGGCTTATCTTGTTTGCTTTGATTTCACTAGCCATCAATTAACTCCCATGATTGCGTTTCTTCGTTCCACCTGCATTGATTGCTATCAGCAGGATAAGGAACTGGGGATTCCCAAAGGCAAGTTTCTTCATTTAAAATCCAACTAGCGTATGGTTGAGGGGGAATAAATGCGTCACGATCTTTATCGTAAGTAAATCCAATACCTGCATAGTTTTTTCTGATTGATCCAGTGTAAGAAGTTTGTATCCATTCACCCGGTGATGAATCAACAAAAGTATTAAAAAACTCTGGCTCCGCAACAATGACTTGCGTAACAACGCCGTCTTGTACTTTTGCAAAATGTGTCATACTTTTTCCCTAACCTGTGTAAGAGCCTGAAGAGTTAAACACTAAAATAGTATCGACTCCACTTGTTGTAACTGAAGGGGAACCAGAGTAAACACCCGTATATCTAGAGGTCGGCATCCGCAAAATAACCACGCCAGAACCTCCATTCCCAGAGGTTGTGCTGTTATAATGTGTTCCACCACCACCCGACCCAGTGTTTACTGTTCCAGAAACTCCATTCCCAGAAACGGAACCCGCTCCGCCGCCATACGCTCCCCCAGACCCTGAAGTTCCACTACTACTACTTCCACCGCCACCTCCCGCTCTACCGACTGATGATCCAGTAATTGAAGATAATGTTCCACCACCGCCTGATCCGGCAGTATTAGTTCCAGTATTGCCATCTCCACCAACAGCACCCGAACCGCCACCGCCACCAGTATTCCAAGATGACTGATTTGATCCGCCTGCGCTTCCTTGTCCAGTTGTTCCAGAACCCCCAGCATACGTTCCAGTTGGGGCTGCACCTCCACCTCCAGAGCCTCCAGAGAACCCAACTCCCGCTCCAGCAACGCCAGACCTACCTTTTGCTCCCCCGACTGAAGTTATGCTATCTCTAATTGAAACAATGGAAGAAACTCCTCCATCCGTTCCATTTGCGTTAACTACACCTGACCCTCCTGCCCCAACAGTAATTGTATAAACACGACCACTAACCGCAATAAGAGGTGTTTCTGTTGCGCTTCCTCCGCCAGAAGTTTCTGAAGCATAAGAGTTTCTATAACCCCCTGCTCCACCACCTGATCCTCCATGAGCGCCGCCACTACCACCACCCGCTACAACAAGATACGAAATATTGTAAGGAACATAAGAGTCTAAAGTAGTCCAATTAGATTCTGTGGAGTCGTATACATTTACCTTTTGCGTTGTCGTGTTGAAATACATATCTCCAGAGGAAGGAGAACTAGGCGCAGTAGCGGAGGAAGGTAAACCAATAGAAGTACCGCCAAAACTTATTTTTGTTCCGCTTTCTGGAGAAATGTTGGTTACATTTAAAGTACTCATACGATCACCAATGTACCTGTTACAGTTACAGTTCCTGTCATGGTTATTGGCCCTGCAACGACTGCTGATTCAATAGTATAATCTCCATCAATAGTTTCTTGATGCGTAAAAAATCCATCTTTTGCAGGTTCTTGACCAACATATTGAGTTCCGTTTACTACTTCAGCCATAACTCCTCCTAAGTAGAAATACTATCTACATAAGAAACCCAAACATCTAATGAAGATGCTGTATTGGATTTTATATGAAGAACATCTGTATTTTGCATTACAATTTTTGCGCCACCTTGTATTAGTTCTACAGAAGAACTTGGTGGAATTGTTAAGTTTTTACAGATATGGTAATCAGTACCAGAGCCTGTTTTATCAATGTAACAGTCGCAAGTTACAGAAGATGTAAGAATGTTGGTTACTCTGATACCTATAACAGCATCATCAGAGTCGCTTGTAATAAGCGTTGTTTCTCCTGTACCTACTGCTGTTGCCGCCGCTCTTTCAAAATCTTGTGCCATTATACACTCCTATAAAGCAATAGCCATAGCAACTGCAAAACCCGGGCTTGCCGCATTTACAGTTCCCCATGACGAATCAGTGCCGTCTGTTGTTAGATACTTTCCAGACTGACCAGACATATCAGGAACAATAGCAGAAGTAGAAGTGGATGGAAAACTATTTTTAAGAACAGTCTTTACCATGCGAAGATGGTCATCACCCTCACCTACAGGATCACCGTCTACAGGATTAGTCTGTACTAATTGTGTTACCCAATTTGCAGTTTCTAAAGCCATTATGCACTAGCCGCCGTTAATGTTACAGTAACTTCAAGAGTGTCACCAGAAATAACAGATCGTGCAGAACTAAAATCAACAGCACCGTATATTGTACCTGTTGTTCCAGATTTAGTATTGTCGCTAGTAATAAAGGCTCCTGCAATAGTAGCCGTACCGTTAATAGAATAAGTAGCCTTACTTGCGGTATTGTCAATACTGCCTGCCGCTGCTGTACCTAATGTAAGAGTTTGTCTAACGGCTTGACTGTAATCAACATTTTCAGTCCAACCTGCGTGAGATGCCATAGTGTCACCTGCCGCAACAGAACCTGAATTCTTTAATCCTACATACCATGCGGTAATTTGTGTAGCACCATCAAAAGTGCTAGACAATACATGGTTAAGACCTTCCGTAACAACTAGGTTCTTTTTGGTTACGTCCCATTTTAAATTACCTTCGGAGTCGAAACATTTTATGTTCCAAATGTTTTTAAGTCCTAAGTTCATATCGCTATCATGTTTCATGTGCAAGCCTCCATCGGCTTTTAAGTTATTAGTTTGGGTAATCAATTTTAGTCCATGTAGATGTTGGATCAGATTCTTCAGTCCAAATAGATGTTGGGTCTGATTCTTCTGTCCATATTGTGCTAGGGTCAGATACGTCATTCCACAAAAATGAATTTCCATTAGAGAAAGTCATAGACATAGAAATTAAAGCAGACTCTGGAAACTTTGTATTATTAATATAGTTGTTTGTTATATCATAGTTTGCAGATGCTACAGCGTTTGACAATATTCCAGTAAATACTTCATCTAGTGATATGCTAAATCCTGCTAGTTCGCTTAAGGTAAATCCTCCAAGAGATATAAATCCGTTATTTAATCCGTAAGCAACAGACTCTACAATTGTATGAGCAGACTCTTTACCATCTGTAACGTCAATAGCAAATAAACCAGATGAATCAATATCAAGAATACCTAATTGAGTATATCCAAGATTATTTATAAATGCCGATGTATCTGTTTTAGCGGGAGTATTCCAGTTAATACCTATGTTAGACCAATAGATAGGTGAACTAGCCTCAGCCCACGTTATAGGGGCTGTCATGGATACCCGCTAGTATTCATTACCCTCAGTGCTGAGCCAGAGTGTCTATCTTTATTGTCTTGTTCTTGTAGGTCTGTAATAGCCTGTTGAAACGCAGTAGCCCATAACTGTACTCTAGGGTCATTCATAATAAATGGCTCTGCTTCTAGCATAGCGCCGTACA